TGTAAACGATCTTAAGAAGATTATATACACTTCTTTTAAGTCTGAGATTTCTAGATTTAAAGCTATAAGTGATGTCGCAATACATAAAGAAGCTACATCAATATACTTTATAAATCAAATCCTAGATACAATGTCTAATTTGAGATGGGTAAAATTCACACTTAACAAAAATGCAAGTTATAGTAGAATTATTAATGTAGATCAAATTAAAACAATAAAATACAGTACCAAAACACTGAGAGGTAGCATTAGACTTTTTGATATATTCAATGAACATGAATCTGATGTAGCAGGTATGATCTTAAGAAGAGCTAAATTACTTGGACAAGAAGAGCATTTTATGGTAATGAGAGTTAGACAGTTTTTATCCTCTTTAGATTTGTTTTTATCAGAGAATAATACAACAGAAGTTTTCAATATAATTAATGCAATTATACAAAGAGTAGAAGTATATGAATCTGATGACCCAGAGATGCTTTTAATAGCTGACAAAAAATCAGATATATAAATAAAAATAAGTCGTAGACTCTAATAGTCAATGGTAACTAACTTTACAGCAAATCAAATCGGTGACTTTATGTTCGCCAAACTCGTAGATCCTTACGAGAGTATTACAAATGTTACAGGATGGAACGTGACAGCTGGTGTTTCAACTCCATCTACCGTAGGATTTCTTGCTATGGATTTAGGTAATACTACTATCACTGGTATCGGGACAAACTTAGATTTAGTACCCGGAGAAAAGATTCTTATTTCTAATTACACAGTAACAGTTGACGCTTTACTTAGTTCAACTCAATTTACTATTATAGAAGGTGCACCTATATCATCAACAGGTATTAAGTTTTATAAAAAACCAGATGCTGACAATCACTTTGAATATTCATATAGATGGTCTCAAAATGGCTCTAGCACAGATGGTGGTCAAATGTCCCCAGCTAGACTACTTACTATATTAACCGGACCTAATGATTTATTAGGTCAAACTTTTGATGCTTCTAAACCTCTTTGGTTAGATGTTAAAGCCGAGGTTAATAGATTAGGAGATTATAACACTATAACTTTATTAAGTGTTACTTTTGAATTGCTTTCTGAAAATGGAATAATTGAAAGTTGTCCACAATTCTGTGGAGATTGTACTGATCCTTGGTCCATGAGTGGATGCGCTAACATAGTTATAGACTGTGAAGAGGGATTATATGATCCATATAACTTACAGAGACCAGTAGATACTTATAGAGATTTAAGTGAATTGTCTTCAGAAATGTGGGGACATCCTGTAAAATATTTTAGAGTAGAACCAGATAAAAGATCAAGCGATGTTGTATTAATGGAGTATTCATTATACAATGTAACAGCTTCTTCGGATTTAAAGATAATGGTACCTGATAATGCAATGCCAACACAAGAATTTCAATATGATATTTTTGGAATGGGATTTGAAGATTTTGAAGTACACCTTACACAAGGTCAATTTAAAACAGCATTTGGCTTAGGTCCCAGTCCAAGATCTAGAGATTACTTATATTTCCCTTTAATGAATAGAATGTACGAAGTACGATCAGTTTCATTTGCAGATGAATTCAATATGGATATGACATATTGGAGATTGATGTTAACTAAATATGAAGAAAGAACAAGTAATATACACAGTGATACTGCAATTGAACAACAAGTTGATGATTTAGTTACAGGAATTGAAGAAGTATTCGGAGAAGAAATACAAGAAGAATATGCTAAAGTAACCAAACCTGAACAATATAAGACAGTATTCAGTGAAGTTAATGATGGTACCAGATATAAGATTCATAATGATTTAACAATTAAAGACACTGAGATCAGAAATCAATGGACTATGATTTCAAAAAATTGTTATGACATGTCAAGCATTAAAGATATAGGAGTTGAAGCATTACAGTATGTTAGAAAATCTGAATTGTCTTCAGCTAAGAATATGGCAATGACTCTTTGGTTTAGACCAACTGTTAACGCATTTAGTGCAACTAAACCTAATTTAGCTTTAGTTAAAGGTAGAACAGGTTCTAAGGGATTAAATATTGAAACATCTAAAACTACGATTACTTTAAATATAAACGAAGATACACATTCATTTAATTATGCATCAGACCTAGAGGTTGGAACATGGTATGGTGTAGTTATTAATCTAAGCAACACGTATAACGCATTAAGTGCAGATGTTTACAGATTAGATCCAGCTAGTAATTATGCTAACGGTCAAACGATACAAGAGACTTTGGCATCGATACTATCTGAGAAAGTAACTAACATTACACCATATGGCTGGACAACCAGTGATAAATGGTCATTAATGCCAGGTAATCATGAAATAACTAATATTAGATTATTTAATAAAGTTATTGGAGATGAGCAACATATTAATCTATTACAACAGTATGTTGTTAGAGATAATCAATATGCACACATCATCGACAACGCGATACCTTCTATCCAACTAAGACGCTATAATCAAGCCAGATAAGTAAGTGGCATATTGATTTGTCACAATGATTTACTAGATATATAGTATATAATATAATAATATGAGCGAAGATAAAAAGAAGAGTATTTCAGACCAAGCTGATGAAATCAGAAAGGAATTAGATGCTTTAATAGGTGAAAATACGATGGATGTAGAAACAGATCCAACTGATTTACCAATGATACAGAGAGAAACTAGTTTAGCTCCTGTAAATTATACAGAATTAAAAGCTTCATCTGCCAAAAAAGCTAAGAAGACTATTGAAAGTCTTATGAAGTTTTATTTAGACGCAGATATTATAGAGAAAGACGATTACATTAAGGCTAAAAAAGCCATGGATGAAATGACAATGTCTTCCTTAATTTATCAATTACAAGCAGGTGAAAGAGCATTAACTACTTTATTAGAAACAATTGAAGGTGGAGAATTAGCTCCGAGAATGTTTGAAGTTTTAGCAACTCTACAAAAATCAATGCTAGACATTATTAAATCACAGACAATGTACTTGATGGCTGCAGAAGAATCTACAAAGAGAATAGCAAGAGATATTGAGATATACAGAAAAAGAGATGATGTTACAGAAATTGAATCATCAGGCGGAGACACGTCAGATAGAAATGTACAAAGAGGTACTAAAGACCTGATGGCAGCAATTCAAGCGGGTATACACGGCGCAAACAGTGAAGAAGATATAGAAGACATTGACATAGAAGAGTCTAAAGAATAATGAGCGATTACGTAGGAGATAATAAATGGATCCCAAAAGAGGACACAGCGCAAGCTGCAGCAGATAGAATTGTTTGGTCTACTAAACAAGTTGATGATCTTATGCTTGCACTAGACCAAGGTTATAGACCTAAGGTAGCTATGCCATTCTATGAGGGTAAACAATTCTTACGTAAAGGTCAAATTGTATTTGAATATACAGATGAAGAAGTTACTGAATTAGCTAGATGTGCACAAGACATTGTTTATTTTGCAGAGAAGTACGCAGTTGTAATGACAGATGATGGTATTCAACAAGTAAAGCTTAGAGAATATCAAAAGAAAATGTTAAGGAATTTCCAATCAGAAAGATTTAACATAGTATTAGCAGCTAGACAGATGGGTAAAACAGTGACAGCTTCTATTTTTAATGCATGGTATGTTACTTTTAATACAGATAAGAATACTTTATTACTTGCTAATAAATCAGATTCAACAAAAGAAATTATTGATAAGGCAAAAATTGTAGTTGAAAACTTACCGTTTTTTATGAAACCCGGTATTATCAAATATGATGTAATGAATGTAAGATGTGATAATGGTTGTCGTCTTATTGGACAATCAACTACTGCAAAATCAGGTATTGGATTTACAATTCATAATTTATACCTAGATGAGTTTGCTCACATACACCCATCGATTGCAAATTCTTTTTATGAAAATGTATATCCTACATTGTCCTCATCTAAAGTCTCAAGAATTACAATTACATCTACACCAAATGGATTTAATAAATTCTATAATATTTATGCTGCTGCAGAACGAGGAGATAATGAATATAATTCAATGCGAGTTGATTGGTGGGAACACCCAGACAGAGATGACGCATGGTATGAAAGAGAACTTGCTAATTTAGGTACTATTGAAGCATTTAATAAACAATATGGAAATGAATTTGTTAGTTCTTCTAATTTACTATTAGATCCAGTAGACATGAAGAAGATGCGTAAACGTATGAAGAAATATGTATATCATGACTTTGATCAATTCGACTATATTAGCATAGACACTAAAGATTTTTTATGGTGGGATCCTGAATTTGATGTAGAAACATGTGGTGATTCAGGAAACTTCTGGTTATTTTCAGTAGATATTGCAGAAGGAAATGGAGGTGATTATTCGGTAATCAATATATTTAAAATTGAGCCTATGAATAATGAAGAAATAACAAACGTTGTCAATCCAGGTGCAATGTATGACTTTTTTAAATTTAATCAAGTGGCAGTATTTAGATCTAATGAACATGTTATTGAAGATTTTGCTAAAGTACTTTATACATTAGCATGTGACATCTTTAATTCAGAGAACGTAAAAATGGTTGTAGAATACAACACATATGGTACAGTCTTATTCCAATACTTAGGAACTGTATTTCCACAAAGAAATGATTTTGATGAGGAAATGATTGTTAGATTTAAACATAGACATGATAGTAAAACATTAAAACCAGGAATTAAATTAAAAACAGATAATAAAGCAATATTCTGTCAGAATTTTGCAAAATTATACAAGATAAATAGATTAGATTTGACGGATGAATCGACAATCGTTGAAGCAAGTTTGTTTGGTACTCTAAGGAACGGAAGTTATGGAGCACAAATGGGGAACGACGACACAATAATGACAGCCATTACTGCGACTGAATTCTTTAATACAACAGACTACGCTGACTACGTTGAAGAGCTCTTAGATGTCATCGACCCTGAGATCCACGACGCTATGGAAAAGATCTTATTTAAAGATAATACCGAGCAAGGAGATTTGCAGTTTGACATTTATGATCTGCTTAAATAAATTTACTAAACGGAAACGGATATATAATAAAAGAACAAAAAAATAAACTAGAAAAATTATGGCATTAAGTCCTCAATTACAACAGTTCAAAAGCTCAGGCGTATATCGCTTAGAGTTTGACAAATCACAAACTGTTAACATACCAGCTGAAACTATTAGATTAGTTGTAGGTAGATCTAAAAAAGGTCCTTACAACTCTCCAGTATTCATTGAAGATGTTGAACAGTTCACAGCAGTTTTTGGCGGTGTAGATAAATCTTTAGAAAAGAAAGGAATGTTTTTCCACAGATCTGCAATCGAATCTCTATCAAGAGGCCCAATCTTAGCATTAAATTTAACTGAAGCAGACTCAGCTGATCTTGTATCAATTGTATCTCCTTCAACTAATTCAGGCCAAGAAGGCGGAACGCACATTAACTTATCAAAACAATATAGTACGGTTTTCGACACAGATAAATTCTGGACGCCAGCTGACTACAAATTGTTAAAAGCTGCAAATAATGAAGAATCTACTTCTGATAATGCATTAACATTCGTAAATATCAAGCAAGATCCTATTACTATCATCGTTAGACAAGCTGCTAACACTGACGGTTTTAATTTAACTGCTAGAGAATGGTACGGTGAAGCTAACATTCCAGAAGGAATCGAAGAATTAGAATACGTATCAGATTACATGGTAGACGTAATGATCTTCAAAGGTAAATTCGATGCTGCTACATTAAACAACGACCCAACATATGGTGAAATGTTTGATACACCAGGTCTTAAAAGATCTGAGCTTGCAAAGTTTGCTGCTTTAAGAGAAGTTAGTTTACTAGCACAATACACTGGATCAATTATTCCTGACTTTATGGATAACGAAGGTCGTCAATTATACATTGAGACTTTAATTAACCTAGAAGCAAGAAGAACTGGTTTATTCTGTGCAATTAATGAAGAAGCATTAGATAGAATAGATTTAGTAGGTGAAAACTTTAATATCTACCAAGATTATCAAGTACTTTCTCACAGAGTTGATCAAACAGTAACATCTACTCCAACTGCAATTTCTGCAGTAGTAGAAGTTAATGCAGATGGAAACTTATTTGTTACAGGTAAAGATGTAGCTGCATTAGCAGCACTTAATATCGTAACAGGCAAATTCTTAGATTCATCAGTAAGTGACGAATGGTTAAGAATATCAGGAGTTACCAATGACGGTAACGGTAATGCTACAATATTAACTACAGATGCAGGATCATTCGATAAAGCATCTCATGAATCATATGACGGCGATCCACAAAACGTTGCACCATCAACATGGGCAACTGCAGCAAACATGATAGTCGATACTGACGGTTCAATAATCATTGATAGTAATGTATGGGTACAAGGTGCTACATTAGCATCTGCTTTCTTAGAAAGCGCTTCAAACGGAGAATATGTTTCTATAGCAGGCGTAGATGTAGCTTACGGAATTAACGGAGATCAAATTAGAATCTCACCAGCAGGTGGACAGGCATTTTCTCAAAACTATGACGGTCTAGTAATAACATCTTTACAATCTTTTGTTAGAAAAGTAACTGATACTATTTCGGTATCTGTAATTAATCCTAATGATAGAGCGGTTATTTTACCAGACTCAACTTCAGGTTGGTCATTTGATGATCAACTAGCAGGTAATATCGTTTTCTCTAAAAACGGTGCTGAAGATTTTGACTGGTCAACTGTTAAAGTTGGAATGTATATGCCAACTGCAACTGGAAAATTAGCTAAAATATTAAGAAAAGTTAAAGAAGTCGATGGAACAACTACTAAGTATAAATTAACAGTACACAGAGACGTTGGTAATATAAGACCTGGTCACGTACTTAAAAGATATGAAGAAGCTACAGACCATTATACTATGTTCCCATTAAACGGAGCAACACATACGCCTAAGAAGATTGCAGAATTAATGTCAGCGATTAAGCCAGGTACTGGTTTAGGTAATGCTTTAGTTGATAAAGATAATATCACATTCAGATATGTAGTTGATACATTCGGATCATTAGAAGATGCAACTATCTTAAATAAAGAAGAATTAACACTTCTTTGTAAAGAAAGACAAAACGCATCAGCTATATTAAATGCACCGATGGTTAAAGAATTGAAGAAATCAACAAACCCTTCATTCTTAAACACTCAGTCTGGAGCATTTGATGTTAACACAGTAGCAACTGGTGGTAACTTAGATTTAAGTCCATCATTATTGTATACACTTCCTTCAATCAATGAAGGTGCTAACTACGGATTCTATTATGGTCCTGGTTTAAATGTACTTGAGAACGGTAAAGTATTGGTGATTCCACCAGCTGCTTACGTATCTAACAACTACATTGATAAGTATACAAGCGCATTGCCATGGTCAATCATAGCAGGACCTAGAAGAGGTGTTGTAGGTGGTACAGGTGTACAAGGTTTAGAATTTGCATTCGATAAGAATGACAGAGACGTACTTGAGCCATTTGGTTATAACCCAATCGTATTCGAAAGAGGCGTTGGTCTTACAATTAAAGGTAACAAAACTGCACAGCAAGGAATTCAATCAGCATTATCTTCTGCACACGTAAGAGAAGCAATGATCTTCATTGAAGATGGTTTAGCTGAGATATTGAAGAACTACCTGTTCGAGTTTAATACTGCTCAAACTAGATTAGAAATTAAAACTTTAGCAGATAACTTTTTGGAGTCAGTTAAGAAAGACCAAGGTGTATTCGATTATAGAAACATCATGGACGGAACTAACAACACTAACGAAGTTATTGACAACAACATGGGTATTTTAGATACTTACGTTGAACCAGTTAAAGGTCTTGAAATCTTAGTATCGAGAGTAACAATCTTGAATACAGGAGAAATCGCAACCGGTAACTTTGCATAAGAAAACTAGATATATAAAATAAACAAAGATAAAAATTATGGCTTTACCACATTATTCAGAGGATCAAACTCAAAAGAAAGGTAGAAATTTTGAAGCTGTACAGGCTAACCTGTTCGAAGTAACAATCTTACCACCAGACGGTGTAACAGGACAAGGAATGTTATTACAGCACATTAACTCTATCTCAGGACTTGATACTCTACACAGAGAAGTAGCTGCGGTTGAACAAAAGTATAAGTTTGCTACCAGATCATTTGCTGGTATGCCTGACGGAACTGCGGTCGACGTAACAGTTAACTTTACATTAAACTTAAACGATTCTAACCAAGCGTACTTATATAAAACTATAAGACAATGGTACAGATCTCAATATAATCCAGAAACGGGTGAATTAGGTCTTAAAAAGAATTACGTAGGTACAATTGTAATAGTACAATTCAACAGAGAAGGAGACATTTACAGAAAGGTAACACTTGATGATTGTTTCATTACTTCAGGAGTTGGTTTCACAGGTGAATTAAACTATGAAACTGCGGATCCACAGACATTAGAGATCACTTGGAGAGCTGATGTTTGGGCTGAAGAACTAAACTAAGATAAATTTAAAGGAGAGGATGCTTCTGTATCTTCTCCTTTTATTTTGCACAGAAAATATATTATATTATTAACATATCAAAATATTATGAATAACAACAAATTAACCAAAAAGCTCCAAGTACTTCTAACAGAGGCCGAAGTAAGAGAGGTTAATCGGGTTATTTTAAATGAAGCTTTAGAAACAGAAACTCGACCAGTCTCAGTAAGTGCCTGGATAAGAGATCTAATTCAAAGAGAATTAGCTTTAAAAACACCCGATCAAAAATCAATATTAAAACAAACACTGAAAAACCTAAAAGACAAATAACATGAGTGACGAAAACAACAAAAAAGAAGCAGCAGCTAAAAAGGCTTTAGAGTCAAAAGACGCTATTAATAGATCTGCACTTCCAGAATCAACAGAAGACGTTTCCAATATGGAAGCTGTCATCGACAATCAAGGATTAGGTAAAGTTAATATGGGATCATTCAATCCCCCGAAAGCTGCACCATCTGATGATTTATTAGGATGGCATGTCGAGAACTTAGATAATCTACCTTCAAAGGGTAAATTCTATCCTGCTGATACAATCATTAAGATTAGATCTGCAAAGGCTGCAGAGATCAGACACTTCTCTACTATGGACGATAATAATTATATCGACATGGAAGAAAAGTTAAATGCTATTGTAGAATCCTGTGCACAGATCATGTCAGGAGATAAAAGATTATCTTATAAAGATATTTTAGAAGAAGATAGAATTGTACTTCTTTTAAGTATTAGAGATTTAACTTTTCCAGAACCAGAAAATAAGTTGATACTTAAGGGTAAAACCAAAAAAGGTAGAAAGACAGTTGATATTGAATTAGCAACTAAAAACTTAATACCCACTATAATTGAACCAGAAATTGAAAAATATTACAATTCTGCTGAAAGAATTTATGTTATTCAAACTAGATCTGCTGGTGAAATTAGAATGAAGCCACCAACAATTGGTGTTATGGAAGAAGTAACTTCATATTTACAAGACAGACAAGAAAAAGAAGTAGAATTAGATAAAGCATTTATTCAAGTTCTACCTTATATTGTATCTGATTGGAGAGGATTATCTCTTCCTAAAATATTTCAACTAGAAGTTGAATACAAAGGATGGGATGACAGGAAATATATGATAGTTTATAGATTGGCTGAAAAAATGAGAATTGGTGTACAAACAAATTTGGAATTAGAAATCGATGGGGAGATCGCAACAGCCCCTCTTGATTTCCCAGGTGGCATCAAAAGTCTTTTCATTATTTCAGATCTCTCTGCAGAATTACTTTAAGACTAAGTTCTACCTGGGTATACATCTTAGAATGCAACCCTCGGAGATTGAAGAAATGTACTACTATGAGTATTGGTATTATGTTCAAAATCTGCAAGAGTACATTAAAGCTAAGAATAAACAAACATCGGAACAATCAGAACAACAGGAGAAGCAATCAGCTGCTATGAGATCGCAGACTTCTCCTAAGATGCCCAAAGTTCCTTCAATGAAAGCACCTACTTTTAAGATGCCGAAATTGTAAAGATATATAGTATGAGAGACGGCGTGCTGGTCCATTGATCAGCACGCTTCATACTTAAAAAATATTTCTCTAAGACTTGAACTTAAATTTTATGAAAAGTGCCTTTGATAGAATGGGCGCTCAAAGCAAAGCAATAGAAGAACTCAATGAGTCATCAAAATTAACCGCAGCATCGGTTAGTGTTGGTGGAGATTTGTATTCGAGAATAGATGCTCTTGTTACGGTATTAGAAGGCATGGCTTCTGGTAAATCCAGTGGCGGTGGTAATAAGACAAGCATTAAAGAAGCTATGGCCATGGCAATCATGGCACCTACACTAAAACCAATAGGTACAGGTTTAGGTTATATAGTAGAAGCACTTAACAAATTAGGACCTGATGGTGAGAAAAAGGCTAAGGCAATGGAAGGCATTGCTGGCGCTTTATCAAAACTCGGAGAGGTCGGTAAGTCTATATTCGCATTCGCAGGGTATATGGCACTTTCAATTCCACTTTTAATAATAACAGCAATGGCATCGCCCTTAATAGCGATAGCTCTTTTTGCGACAATTGGTGCAGTGATGTTAGTGGCCAAAATATTAGATAAAAAGAAACTAAAAGCACTTGCACAACTTAAAAAAGTAGGTTTAGCTCTTTTAGTTTTCGCAGGATCAATGGCATTAATATCTTTATTTATAGGACCAGCATTAAAAGGTGCTATTGGTGTAGCAATTATATTAGGCATAATAGGTATAACTTTAAAATTACTTGATGTATTAGGTATATTAGACGGTAAGAGGTTAAAAGAATTCGGAACAGGAATGATGATGTTAGGACTTGGTATATTAGCCATGGCTATTTCATTCGCATTAGTTCAATTAATAATGCCACAAGCAATGATGGGCGCAGTATGGGCATTAGGTATCATATTAGTAATGGGATTAATGTTCTGGTTCCTAGATAAAATGGGAATCGACAAAAGCATGAAAGAAGGTATCATGGCAATCGCTATGGCAGGTATTGCTATTGTTGGTTTAGGATTAGCATTTGCAATATTTAAGTATTTAATTCCAGATATGGCCACGATATGGGCTGCTATTAAAATGTTAGCTATTATTGGTGGAACATTTATGGTAATAGGATTAATGCAAAAACCAATTATGACAGGAGCAAAAGCTTTATTATGGGCTTCATTAGCGATAATAGTTGTAGCACTCTCGTTTATAATATTAAATGCATTAATTCCACCAGGTGAAATGACACTTGAATCATTTAAACCACTTTTAGTTATAGCTGGAGTTGGAGCAGCATTTGCATTAATAGGATTAGGCGCAAGTTTGATTCAATCAGGTGCAGTTGCAATGATATTAGCTGGTGTTTCTATTATATTAATAGCACTTGCAGTAAGAATGATTGCCAAACCTTTAGAAAAAGGAGGTTGGACACTTATAGGCCAAATAGGAGCTTTAATAGCAATGTTAGGTATAGAATTTGGTTTATTTGGTTTAGCAGCTCCGTTTATTTTAGCGGGTGCAGCAGCTATGTTAGTTGCAGGTGTAGCGATGATAGCAATCGCAGGTGGTACTGCAGCAATGGGAGCAGTATTAAACAAGAGTAAAAAGTTATTAGCTCCTGCACCTTCAGGTGATGGATCAAACTTATCTGTTTTACTAAATACAATTGGCGACTCATTTAGTATGTGGCCATGGCGTGCAGCAGGTATTATACTTGGAGCAGGAGCAATGTTAACTGCAGGTCTCGCATTAATATCTATAGGTGTTGGTGTTGGTAAATTCCAAAAGGTTGCTGAGAAAGCTGATTTACCTAAATTGGCTGAGAATATAGCATTTATGATTGGTTCATTAGCAGTTCCTTTTAATTTAATAGGTGGCGGTGGAACACTTTCTGTTAAGGATCCAATGACCGGGAAGATGACAGACATTAAATTCACCGGTGGTGGAGGTGGTTTCTTTGGCTTAGGTGGTAGTAATCCAGTAGCTATGGGTATTTCTTCTGTACATGGTATGGGAGCTGCATTAACCGGAATTGCTAAAGGCGTTTCTAATATGGCTAGTCTTAAATTCCCAACAGGATTTGATAAAGAAGGTAATGCTACAGGATATGAAACATTATCCGGAGATATTTGGAAAACAGTTATTGAAAATACAGTAACTATGATCGGTTCATTAGCAGTTCCATTTGCTATGATAGGTAGAGGTCTTACAATAACAGATCCAGAAACCGGAGAACAAATTAAATTACCAGGCGGTGGTAAAAAAGGACTTTTAGCTTCTATATTTGGTGGAGGTGAATCTAATCCAGTTGCAGATGGTATTTCTTCTGTACAAGGTATGGGTGAAGCGTTAACAGGTATAGCAATGGGTGTACAAGCCATGGCAATGCTTAAAATGCCAACAGGTTTTGATCCAGAAACTGGTAAACCAAATGGCTTTGAAAAATTCAATTTAAAGCATGCAGAAACAGTTACTGAAAACACTAAGACTTTAATAACAGCACTATCAGGTACCTTTGCAGCAGTAGGTAACGATCCTAATGCTAAACGTAGTTGGTGGGGAGGAAAGTCTACAATACAAAAAGGTATCGATCTCGTAACAGGTATGGGTATGCCTCTTAAGAATTTAGCAACTGGTGTTCAAGACATGGCTAATTTAAAATTTGCTAAAGGATATGATGCTGAAGGTAAAGCCACTGGATATTATAGTATTGATAATTTAGATAAAATTGTACCTAAGATTGAAAGTAACGCACAGATGCTAATTAAAGCATTAACAAACGTATTTACTACTATCGGTGGTAGCGAAGGTGCTAAGGGTAGAGGATGGAAATTCTGGAAACCTACTAAGTTTGAAAAAGGTATTAAATTAGTTGAAAAGATAGCAGATCCATTTAGAAAATTAGCAGGAGCCGCAAAGGATGCAGCAAATATTGTTAAAGATGTTAAGAACGCAGAAGAAGTTAGAGAAAAAGTTAAGGCAATGATTCAGGCTATTACTGAAGCTGGCGGAGAAAAGTCACAATCAGAGATAGAGACTGCGATTAGAATGATAAATGCATTAGGTTATAATTATAATATATTTAGTACTGCCATACCTAAAATAGTAGCTGCTGTAAATAGTTTTCAAGCTAAGCAAGGTAAAGCATTTATGAGTGTTTTCGGTGGTGACTCAACACCTGAAACTTTAATGCCAAAACTTATGATGTTGAAAGGTCTTAGTACTGCATATGGTAAAATGTCTGGAGCAATTCCAAAAATGACTGCAGCTATTAACACATTATCAGTAGAACAGATGAGTTCATTTGTTAGATTAATAGGAGGAACTACAATATTCCCAGGTCAAACTGAAGCAAAAACAAAAATGTATATTGTTATAGGTAAAACATTCTCACGCATGGGTGATGCTATTCCTAAGATTTCATCATCAATCAATAGTCTTGATCCTTTTAAAGCAACTGTTATGAAGAATATGTTTATTGGTCCTGTTAGTAAAATAAGACCAATTGCAGGTTACACCGCTCAAGCATTCTTGTGGAGATCTATTGGTAGAAATATGACAGCTAATGCTAAATCTTTCCCTGAAGTTGCTAACGCTATTAATTCAATGGATCTTACAAAACTTAAAGAATCTAGACAAATGTTTGAAGCACTTGCAGTTCTTTCAAGTCAAGATAGTCCAGACGATATATTAGCTGCAATGGGTGAATCATTAGAAAAAGCTTTAGAAAATTTAGCAGAGATGATAGAGAAATTCAAAACAACAGTAAGCGAAGGTAATGCTGAAAACGCTACCATACTTGAAAGTGCAGCAGGTGCCGTAGGTGGTGCAATTGGAGCATTCGGTAGAGGTATTACTGGAGGTGGTGGTGGAGATTCTGCACAAGTTGTATCTGCAGTTAATTCACTTAGAAAGGG